TGCCAGTTGTTGCCACTCATTTTATAGGGTGGCAACGGCTGCAAGCCACGTCCCACAGGGCCGTTGCCGGTGTTGCCGCTGTTGCCAGTGATTCTAGGTTCCTGTGAACTTGGGCAATCCGGGTAGGTGATGTTTTGGTGCCGTTCATGCGCCACCCTCTTCGCGGTTCATTACCTCAGGATCGACCACGTATAGGCGCGCCTGGCCGCCGCCGGGGAGCCGATAGTTTTTGGTTTTACGTTCGTTGTCGCGGCGGGCGAGGACGTTTGCGCCCTCCAGCGCTTTGATGATGCGAGACAGGCCGTAGCCGTGGGCGGCCTCGATCAGAGCCGGCTTGTTGAACAAGTACAGGCGGTTGTTGCCCGTCAGCTCCCAATATCCGGCGCGGTTGAATACCTTGGTGTCAGGCGTCACGTCGTCGACATCGGAAAAGCGGCTACTGCCGTGGCGATCGATGAAGTCGAGAATGCCGGCGAGGATCTGTCGGTCTTCAGCATTCCCGCTGCCCACCCGACTCAGCCACTCGCCATAGAGCAAACGGCAGTCGGCGAGGGCAGTGCCCGGTTTCCATGGGAGCAGGCCGTAGGCGATGGCCATCTCGCCCGCCAGGGCAATAACGGCAAACCGATCAGCCACGCGTCCAGCCTGTGCGTTGTCCTCTATAAAACTGGCACGCACGCCGGCAAAGTCTTCAAGCAACCCAGTACGGTCGTCACTGGCGAGCAACTTCTCTACGAACGCTGGCCCGAGGTGGCCGTGGTGGGCGCCGACAGCTACGGTGAGCTGGCGGTGGAAGTCCGCGCCCTCAAGCCCGTGCAATTCGTCAAAGGCACGATGCGTGCGGGTGCCGGCGTTCACGTCGACCATGCGCAATTCAGCACCAGCATGGGCGGCATTGCCGGATATCGCGGCGTGTTCGGATAGCGATCGCTCGCCACTGGAGAGTGTCAGCAGACGCCAGCTCAGCTTGGCCCGACCTTCACGCTCTCGGGTCATGGTGCCCTTGCCCTGCCCATTGGCGAGGGAGTAAGCCATTTCCTGTACCCGCTTCGGATCGGCGCGCTTGATCTCATCCAGCGGCAGGATGGTGTCGTTACGGCTCGACGCCTCGATCTCAAGGCCGCCTTTAGTCATGTCCCAACTCGCGGCGAACACGCCCGGGTCACCCCACACCGACGAGCCGATCAGTTGCGCCAGTGACTTGCCGCTCGAGCTGTCGCCCACTAGATGAACGCCACCACCCAGCACGCCGACCAAACTCAACAATGGACCAGCCAGCGAGCAGCCGATCGCCAACGTCAGTACCGGGTTGCCGGCGCACTTGGCGGCCACTTCCGTTTGCCATTGCGCGAGCTCGCCGCGGCGGCTGAAAAGAACTTGCGCCTTGTTGCTGGCTTGGTATCGCACTTTGTCACTGCCGATCGTACGCCCGGGCAGTACGAACGCGCCCGACTCATGCCAGCCCGGTCGGCTGGTGGTGGCGAACACCTCGGCCGGGTGTTGGTCGAGCAGATACTCCATGAAAGTACCGCGTTTCTTCAGGGCGATAATGACGCCCATGCCGAACAAGGCACGCCGGGCGTCCTCGCCGCTGCCACCGAATACCTCCATGGCGATGATCCATTCTTTGATGCCGCCTTCGGTGACTAGGCGCAGAAGCCGGCCTTCGCTGCCGTCGTCACTATTGGTGGTGCGGGCCACGACTGTTACGGGGCTGGAGATCCATTCATCGGTGATCGGCCTGTCGCCGGTGTCGCCCTCCGCGTCATCCTGATCCGCGGCTGTGCGTTTGAAGCTGTGCCAGTAGACGCCTGGGCGAAGCCTGCGACCTTTCTCATTGGTAACCCAATGCTCATATACGGCCCAGCATGGCCTGTCCGGGGTAACTCTGACGGTCCGAACAACTTCGAACCCTGCAAGCTGTTCGCAGACTTCCCGCTCTCGCGCTACAGCGACTTGCAACTGCTCCAGATCGGTCGGGCTGAACGCCTCCCCGCGGTCAATTTGTGCAGCAGCAATGCTCTGGATCAGCCTCGCCTGATCGCGGGCGCTTTCTAGAGACTTCCGCTTGTAGTCGAGTCTTGCCGTGTCGCTCAGATTCCCAGCAAACAAATCCTTGAGCTCAAGACCGATTGCGCCGAGGACATCGGAGGTAGCGCATCCGCCGAAGCAATGAATCAACACGCGACCGTCAACGCCGGATGTCACACTCAACGAAGGTGATTTGTCCTGGTGCGCGGGACATTTGGCCATGTAGTTATCCGTTGCGGACCGTCTCACCCCATCAAGTCTGGGAAGTACGAGGCTATGAAGCGGTTCATCACTGACGATGGTTAGCTTTGGAGTGACATTCATGCGGCCCCCTTCGGCGGGGTGAACCGCTTGGCCAAGCTCTCCAATTTCTGAGTCAGGCGCTCCAGCTCATTGCAGTGGCGGCCTTGGTCGCCTTCAGAGATGCGCAGTTCCAGGAAGCCGACCAGCGTTTCCACCAGCTGCACATAGCTGGCGCTGTCGATATGAGCGCCAGCAGCAAGTGGGCCGCCACTGCTCTTGCGATTGAGTGGGGTCACGTCACCCATGACTGACCTCCCGGCGATCAGGACCAGCAAAGGCCCGGCAAACTTGGCCGTTGTTCACGCCGTGCCAGTGGGTAATGTCGTCGATTGCTTCAACCAGACACGCCGTCACCTGAGCGTCAGCACTGCGCATAACAACGCGCCCGCACTCAGCGTCGGCCTCGGTCAAGAACGGTCCCAACAATGCCTTGGGCACCTTTGGATGCGTGACGTAAAACAATTCGCAGGCTTTCTTTGGGCAAGCCGATCCCGTCGACGCAAATGCGCCGTTTTGAATTTTCATGTTTTAAATCTCTTCGAAGTCTTTGGGTTCGAACCGTGCTGCGCCGCCGCGAATCACGCGCAAACCAAGTACCGCAGCACGTGCCACGCGATCTATAAATCCGATTTCAAGATTGGTGGTGCGCCCGCCCATTCCGGCAATGGCAAATTGAATAGCGTTGAACGCCTCGGTTTCATCATGGGCGGCTAGCTCGAATACTTCGCCTTCGAAGAACTCGATACCCTTCTGCCAGTCAGCCGCTACGCCGGGATTGTTCCGAGGCCAGTTGATCAGTCGCCCTTCAGGATCGCGCTTCGTGAAGCTCAGGTGCTCCCGTGATCGGATAGAGGCGCTCATTTGGCCACCTCCGCGGCATCCAGCGCCTTCTGCATCTGTTCGACTTCGCTGTCGACATAGTTCGCCCAGTCGTACCCGAGGAAGCTGCCAAGGCTGGCCAGCTCTTCGATATCGTGCGACTTGCCGTGCTTCAGGTCCTTTGTGATCGCGTTGAACAACACCCGCATATTGCTGATGCGTTCGTGTGTAGCGCGCAGTAGCTCAAGGGCTTCGTCGGCGAGGCGAGCGATTGGCTGGCTCATTGCACGCCCCCTGAGGTTTCCAGTGTGCGGACGATGGCCATATGGGCGTTGTAGCGGGCGAGACGAACGGAGAGGGACGAGTTTGCACGGATAGCGCTCAGGGCCATGCGGCGGTGAGCGAATGCGCGGACTTTGGACGGAATTAGGGTGCGTTTCATGGGTGTAGCTCCGTTTACTTCACTGGAGCCACTCCTATCTGCCGCCAAGCAGGGAAGGGTGGCGAGTTGCACAGGATTGGCGGACCGGGGTAAACGGAACCCGGCGCACCCGAAGGTGCTCCTGCGCAACCCGCCATAACACGAGAATGCGGACACAAAAAAAGCGCCTGCAATCGTAATGGGGGCGCTGTTGCGCCGTTTACTGTTCGACCCGCCAAGGTCGGTCGTTGAATTTGCAGCGACAGATAAACCATACCGACGGGCGTGACTGCTGGCAAGAAAACTTATCGTCTGTTTGTCACTGATCATAAGCATAGCTGTCATGCGGCATCACTCCGAAGGCGCTTGGAGGTAAGGCTTTGGACGTAGCGCAATAGGGATGCTTTGCGGGCCGCGAAGTCCTTGCCTTGGCCGATCAGCAACACGTCGCGGATCTCGATCAGGGTGACCAACACCAGCTCATGGGCGCTGAGTTGATCGCGATTGCGGCCGGCGAATTGTCCGGTGATTGCCTGGTTGATCAGCTTGGCTTCATTGATGAAGTGGTGCCGCTGGGTAGTCTTGCCACTCTCTTCGTGGGCGATTGCCAGAGCCTCGCACAGACCGCGATAGCCGACGGCCGATTGTTGGCGAGCCCGCTGCCAATTCGCTTGGTCGCCGTGTATCAGCGCCTCGATTTGCATGTCACACCAAACAGAGAACTTGGCATCACACCAGCGGGCGAATGCCACTGCCAGCTTTGGATGGAGCCAAGTGCCGCCCGCGTTACCGCGGCGAGATTTCAAATACCCGGATTTCCGGGTATTTACGATGATGGACAGACCCGCCCCGGGATGCTGAATCTCATCCAGTGCACGGATGTACTCAAGTGTCTCAGCATTATCGAGCCAATGATCCAGACGCTTGCCGAAGCGTTCAGCGATCACTGTCGCGTGAAGCCAGCCTTCGGCGTTGAATGTAACTACTTGGCCTTGGTAGTCGAATGGGATTATGCGAGCTGTCATGCCGCCACCTTCGCACCTGGTTCACCGATCAGTGTGTAAACGGCAACACCGCGGTGGATGCGCCCCCATTCATCCGTCATGGTGATGCGGTTAGTGATGATCTTGTAGCCGGCATTGCGCAAGTCGCAGATACGGGCACCAGGACGGCAGATGTTCAGCTCGCGCATGATGGTGAAAGTGTCAGCAGGCCCCTTACGAAGATGCGGAACAAGGCGTACTAGTTGGGCGTGGTTACTGGTATTCTCGACGCGAGTATTTTCGTGGCTGGCCTGTTGGTCGGCCATTTTTTTGTCTTTCATTTATGCGGCCTCACTACGCAGGGCGATGCGCTGGCGCACCCATGCGTGGACCTCGGCCAGCACGAAGCCCACCGGAGAACCACGTGACTTACTGTTGCTCAGTGGCACAGGGCGGGGAAAAGTTGGGTCATCTTTGAGGCGCTTGTAAACGGTAGCGCGGGCAAGACCGGTGATGGCAGCTACTTCGGGAAATCGAATGATGGTATTCGAAGGATCGAACTGAGATGTGGCGCTGGCTTCGATGTGGCGGATGTTGCTCATGTCTGTATCCTGTTGTTGATGGCGACATGAGCAAATTTAAGCGAGCAAATCATTGAAACGAAGTAACCGAAAAGCGCCGTTTCCGTTCCGGAAGATTTCTGTAGAAACTCATTCCGGCAATGCATCACTGGCTTTTCGTACCGGAATTTAGATACTGGTTTTTGATTCCGGAACAGCTTCGCCGATTCTCGATTCCGTTTTGGGTGTTTCCCTTTTCGACTTTTCGTCCGCTGCGACAACCTCGCCCAGGTACTTTTCCAGTCTTGTGGTGGCAGTGATGAGGCTCACAGTCTCAGGTGTGATTACCTGCTCCATCATCGGTTTTACTACCTTCCTTATGCGCTCTGCCATATCGACATCCCTATCCTCAATGGATGTCGACGCGGGCGGGAACAGAGCATTGGCTATCTGGTTGTTTGTAAATCGAACACCTATAAGTTCTGCCCACTGATACAAATCGAACGCAGCCAAGATCAGGTATTTATGCCATTTTTGAAAGTCATCCTCGCTTATAGGCTTTTTGAATCGCTCGTGCGTATCGTTTCTAACTCCTGCTAGCCAAATACTGAAAGCCTGCTTGAGCGTTTCATCGTCGCTATTGAGATTTACAGTTATAGGGACACCATGACAAAAGTCCGGTGCAAGCCAACCTACGTTTTCTACCGCCGCCTTTTTCAAGGACGGCTCTTGTTGGTAGATTGCCACCACCTCATCAAGAATTTCATCTGGGGCCGGTTTGCCGACAACTGCGCATACTTTTTGGAACATCATTTGCCAAGCCTGATCCTGCGACCACGATGCCGATATGACGGCGAGGTCAGCGGCATTCATTGGCCTTACTGGGAACGGATCGGCGTGATGCTCAATAGCAAAGTCTTCTGGCAGTCGCCCGGCAAAGAAGCTGAATAACTTGGCTTTTTCTTCTTCTGATGAATAAGGTTTCACACCAAGATACATGGCTCGCATATCGATGCTGACTCCCCACTGGTCATGCGATAGCGGTTGTTGATAGGTCTCCAATTTGAACCATTTTGGAATTTCGGCCTTTGCCATGAATGTCTCCCGTGTGCTCCCGTATTTGAATAGAACGGTTGATCAGGCGGTTGGGATTCCCGCTTTTCGCCTCTTCGAGCTAGACCGGCCAGACGTCTGCAGTTTTCGGGTACTGGCTATCCGAACAGTGATGGCTTTCAGTCTATATGCGTCTATGGTCGCGATGGAAGGCCCGCATCAGGCCCTCTTGATTGCGACAACATTCCCGTTGGCCAGCTTGTCCAAGTGATCTGCATACCATTGCATCATGGTTGTACGCTGAGGCAGGTAGATCGCTTTGTTATACACACCGGCGATCCCCTCTTTGACGTGAGAGAGCTGGGCCTCAATATGGTTTTCGTCGAACCCGTGCTCGTTCAGAATCGTCGAGGCGATATGGCGGAAACCGTGTCCAGTCTGGCGGCCCTCATATCCGAGTCGACGCAATGCCATCAGGAATACCGTATTGGAGCGAGCTTTGGTTGTATCGCTTCGGCCTGGGAACACCATGGGGTAGGCACCAGTGAGCGCCTGCAAATTGCGCAGCAACTCGACAGCTTGGGCTGGCAGTGGCACCAGGTGTTCCCGTCGGCGCTTCATGCGCTCGGCCGGGATCGACCAAAGGGCTCTATCCAGGTCGAATTCGGACCAGCGTGCTTCGCGCAGCTCTGAAGGGCGGCAAGCGAGCATGGAGAGAAGGTGAAGACCTATGCGGATATCGGTTGCGCTTGGGTACGCTCGGATCGCCCGTAGAAGAGGTGGTAATTCTTCCGGGGATACATGGGCATAATTCTCGGCCGCCTTAGTCTGGAGGAATTTGTGCAGCCCCTCCAAAGGGTTGTGTGTTGCGCGACCGGTTACGCGTGCCAAATCGTAAATCTCACGGCACATACCGCGTACACGACTGGTCTGCTCGATGATTCCTTTCTGCTCCATCGCCCGCAGAAACTCCATCCATTCCATTGGCAGGATCTCGCGATAGGTGCGTTTGCCAAAGACCGGGAAAACATGAAGCTCCAGAGCTCCAATGGTTCGTACCGCGGTGCCGTCGGTCCAGCTCTTGCGCTTGGCCGCGTACCACTCACGAGCAAGTGACTCAAACGTGTGGCCAGCGGCTTCGTCTTCAGCCGCTTTTCTGGCGCGCTTGGTCGCAAGTGGATTGCTGCCTTGCGCCGCGTCTGCTCGCAACTCTGCCGCTTTCTTGCGAGCCATGGCGCCGGTGACTGTGGGATAGCTGCCCAAACCCAGCCACGACCATTTGCCGTCAGCTTTTTTGTAGCGCAGCTGCCATGACTTATTCCCGTCCGGGCGCACGCGCAGGTACAAGCTGTCCCCGTCATGTTCACGGTATTCCTTTACCTCAGACTCAAGGGTCGACAGCACCGTGTCGGCCATTGGGCGGCGCTTGATTTCGCTGCGCTTCACTCCTTGTACCCCCTAGTTTCAATTTTTGCAGAAGATACACGGCAGGATACACGGGCAGTTCGTATAGGGGTAGATGAGGAGATACAGCCAGAAACAAGAAAGCCCGCACTAGGCGGGCTTCTTGAGGTGTTTCGTAGACTGTCTGAAACAGGTCTAAACAGCTATTTGGTGGAGCCGGGGGGATTTGAACCCCCGTTCTCTGTGCGTGTTTGCTGGTCAAAACGGCAAATGCTGCTGAGATGCTGCTGAAACTACAGTTTGCCGAGCATATTTAGCGCGCTCATGAAGCCTTTGGCCATTGCGGCCTTTTCGCGATCCTGAACATCACGGTGCTGGCCCGGTAACAGTTCGGACTTCAGCAGTAGCGCCGCCTCTTCGTCATGGGTGAACAGCATCAGGCTCGTGTGCTTCCCGCGAACAAGGACTTCGGCGGTGATATGGACGATCCACATGCTCATGTCGAATTTCGGCATATCCTCAGCGTCCGGGTCGCAGCTCGCTGCGATCGGCCGATGGACAGCTAGTCGAACCGATCGCTGTTCTCGCAGGTACTGCCACGCCCACGGCTGAAGCTCAATCACCGTGATTGGCTCCATGTCGTGCGTGTATAGAACTGCTCTCATGCTGACTCCTCCTTAGGGAGTTGAACCGGCGTCCCGAACATCTCGATGGCGCGATTGCCGGAAGTGTCGTTCTCGCTAGGTATCCATCTGCCGTAGACTCGGGCGATCATCGTCCAGTCTTTGTGGCCCATCTGCTTTGCTACCCACATTGGGTGTTCCCCGGCACTGAGCATCATTGATGCATACGTGTGCCGAGTCTGGTACGGGTTCCGGTATCGAACCTTCGCCTTTCTGAGCGTCGGTATCCAGAAGCTTTTGCGAATGGCCTGATCGCCGTCGAATGGCTTGGCGTATCGCGGATCATGGAAAATCACGCCACCTTCTATATAGGTGTGCACCTTCTGAGCCGTCAGCGCCTCCAGTGCCATTGGCAAAAGCTTCACGCTCCGAATCCCCGCTGCCGTCTTCGGCAACTCCGCTTCCTTGGCCGCTCTGGTCAGTCCCCGCGAAATTCGAATCTCCCCCCGCAACCAATCCACGTCCCCCCATTCTACCGCGATGAGTTCGCTGGTCCGTAGCCCGGTCCACATGGCGAATTGCAACAGGTTCCGGTATTGCCCATCCGTGCCGGCCAGAATCAACCGCTGCTCCTCTGGTGAAAACGGATCGATCTCGTCTTCTGTCTTCGGCTTCTCCCTGACCGAGTACGTCCAGCCCGCCATAGGGTTGACCTCGATCAGTTCGTCATGCACCGCATCATTCAGCGCCGACCTGAGGCAGCTCTGAACGTTCGACAGGCGTTTGTTCGATGCGTCCATGCTCGCCATAGCCTCCTTGATCATCTTGCGACTGAGTAGTACCAGGGGGTGATCGCCAAGCTTTGGCACCAGAACCCCGTCGATGATCTTCCGATACCCGTCGATGGTGCTGGCCTTCAGCCCCTTCTCTTTCTTCTCCAGCCAGCTTGCGAGGTATTTCGACAGCGGGACTTGACCGGTCTGATATCCAAGCCGATTTGCTCGCTTGGACTTGGGGAAGGTGGCCAGATAGTCGAACGTGCCGTTGTAGATCGCCAGTTCGATTTTGGCCTTGTGTTGCTCGGCGCGTTTTAAATTAGCGGTGCTGGGCTCAAACGGGAGTCTCTCGCGGCACTGGACGCCCTCGAACATGAACGAGATCTCAATGCTGCTCTTGGACGCCGCTCGGACGCCGCTTCGCTTTCCACCCATTCCACATACCCATCAACGCTTATTAGAGGTTTTTTGTCCGGCGCATGAACCCATACGAGCCCCTTTATCCATGTGCCGTCCGCAATCTTGGCTCGAATCGCGGCCTCAGTGTAGCCACTTTCGGCTGAGAACTGACTGATGGTCTTATACTTGATCATATCAAAGCTCCTTATCAGCTTTTCTTTGCTCTCTGGCTGGAGTACCAAGAGGGGCAACATCTTTCAAGTGGCAAGCTCGGCACCATAAATACCCATCAGAGACCATCGCTGGCTCTTCGCCGCTATAGTCAAACTCAAGGCCCCTAATCGCCCAAGGCCCAAGAGTTGTCTCGCAGTTTGCGCATTTTGAAATGGATTGAATGGCCTTGACTCGATCCTTGTAGGCCTTTGTTCCTTTTGGTTTGATAGGGGTTATGTTCCCTAGTGATTTCCTGATCCGAGAGCAGCGCGTCCCACAAGTTACAACTCGAGCCGCCTCAGATGGCGTCTGCTCCATCTCTACGCCACACACCATGCATGGCGTGAAGACGCGCACTTCTCTTGCTTTGCCCGCACACGCATAGCTGCATGTTGGATTTGAGACGTCAGCGATCTGGCTGGCATATCGACCAAAATTGATAAAGCAAATAGGGCAGGTCAAATACATCATCCCGTGCGTGCGATGCAGTCCTGAAAGATTCGATAGCTCTTTTGTCATGATTTATTCCCCTTCAGGCTCAAGGCGCCAAGCCCAAGAGTTACTATGCTTGCGTCAATCTTCGCCTGTTGTTTTTTCTTCTCTTCTTCAATCTCGCTGTCAGTGTATTTTGCCGAGGCTTGGTCTATAACGAAGTCAGCTTTTTCACCAGACATGAGAAGCGGCGGCCCTTCAAGGCGATGCATGAGCTGATTGCGATTAGCTTGCTTCTCGTTTAGCATCGCCATCGGCATGTTTTGAAGGTATTTGCTGCCCATGATCGGCATCAAATCACTCATGACTTTCTGCCTCGGGGTTGGGGTTGAGGGCGGCGTCTGCGTCAAACATCGCGTAATACAGACGATGAAAAATTGCGAGTGTGGGGTCGTCGTTATCATCACCACCCCCTTCGTCCACCGCGTCAATGCACGGCGAATATTTGCTCGCCAGTCTTTCGCAGCCACGAACTACATCGCGGAATTTTTCGAACGACTTAGTCAGCTCCGCAATGCGCTGCTCGGCGGCGGCAAGCGCTTCAGCCATCCGGCCAACTTGCTCTCCAAGAGTTGGCGATCCACCATCTGGCGGATCCATGAATCTTGTTCCGGGGAGAGCCCAAACAACAGCCTCCTCAAGTTCCTTCAGATCAGCCTCAGCCGTATCGGCGCGCAGGCGTTGGGCGTCGAAGTCAGGGCGTATGTAGAGCGACACCGTGTAACCATTGGTAGAATCCCGCTCGGCCTTGATAAGTCCACGCCATCCTTCTTTCTTTTCTACGCCGGAGACTTGCGCATAAAAAACAGGTTCTTCGGCCGCAAGCGATGGAGCAGGAACTACCAGCTCAACTAAGCCGTCGTCACGGTCTCGCCACTCGCCAGCACAGACCGACTGACCTTCTGCATTTTCTACTTCAATGAAAGTGCAGCCGTCTTGATCTGGCATGCGGTCGAATACAAACATCAAACTTTTAACTTCACTCATGACATACACCATTGAATAAGTTGCGGCCAGCCGGTCATGGCTAGGCCGAGGATTGCGAAGAGGGTTTGGGGATCATGGCGATTCACCGTAAATCAGTTCGCGTTCGCGATCATGGAAGCGACGACCTGCGTACTCGAAATAACTCACCGCGATTACCTGGTCGGCGCTGTTCGGTTTTGGTGCCGGCTCGATATTCAGGTAGGCCAGGCCGATGCACTTGAACCCGTTATCAAGCGAATCTATCTCGGCAGTCGGAGCAGCCTTACAGAATTCACCGACGAGTTTTTTAAACCCTTCTAGGTTGCATTCGATGCTCATGCCCAAAAACTCCAGTTAACCCCGTCCGCTGCCCGCTGATCGCGAAGCTTGGCCAGGTGTGCAAGGCGAGCCAGTCCGCCGCCGAGGATGATTGAGGTTGCTAGCCAGCAGAGTAGGAAGGTGGTCATGCTGAAACCCTCTCGGCCCGAAGCCGCGCCTGGAACGTTGAGCGGTGGAAGCCGATACTCTGCCCGGCGTCGTACCAAGTTGAGCCGTGCGAGCGCATATCCATCGCCATGGCGATGTACTGATCCGTGCACTGCCGTGGCCTACCCTTGTTCCCGAGAACGATCCCAGCTGCATTCAGGTAGCGGATCACCGTTGAGTACGAGCAGCCCGCCGCGTCAGCGATCTCATTCACCGGATGCTTCGACGCGTTCATCGTGAAAATCAGCCCGATCGAGTCAGGCGACAGTTTCGCTGTCATGGCTATTTCTCCGGGCGTGTTCTTGTTGGTGGGCCTTTGAGCATTTGTCGCTGCGGCACTGGTTCCGGGGTTTACCGCAGTAGACGCATCGGAACCCAAGCTCCAAATAGCCGGCGTTGAGCTTTCCTTTGGATGACATAAGGCCTCCCGGATGGGTGAGGTTGAATTGGAGGGGGTTACTGCTTCGGCTTTTTCTTGAAGCCCGGCGTCAGCTTCGGATAGTCAATCTCGTAGTCGTCGATCAGCCGCAGGAGCAGGGTGGTGCTGATGTCCAGTATTTTGGCGCACTGGTTGCGGTTGATGCCCTCAGCAATGCACTCCTTGATGCTGACGACGAGCGCCGCCTCGGCTTCCGGAGTCGCCTTGTTCCTTGGGATGATGTCGTGGCATCCGATTGGGAACTTGATGTTGTAGCGCTTGCCGATCCCGCGCAGGACGCCGCGCAATATCCCTTCTGCCTCGCAGATTTCCCGCTGGTTCATGGTCAGAGCCATTTTCCTGATGCGGGCCGCCTGCTGATCCGTTTCGTCCTTGACTGATCGGCTCTGGAAGTTCGGCGTCATGGTGCTGGGCTTGGCAGGTTCTCCGTGGGAAACCCAGAACGGGAGCACCTCAATAGTCCCTCCTTTTTCAAGGAAGGCCTCCATTTTCAGTGCTATTTCACTTCTGGCTGGGTCTAACTCCCTGACCATGTTCAGATCGCTGCTGATGTATGAAATCATGCTGCACCTCTCATTCGGCCCCGCATTTCCTGTTCCAGTTCGGCCAGCTCGTCCAGAAAGGCCTTGATCTCGGCTTCCATCTCTTCGATGCGCTTGTCGTCGCGCTCGAAACGGAAGCAGGCGTACTGCAGTTCTTCAGGCATACGGTCGTCGAAGCTGACGAAATCGACCCAGGCCCGACCGGTACAGGCCATTTGGGCCAGCATCTGCCACTCGTATTGGCTGTCGTGCCGGCCGGACTGAATCACGGCGATGTGGGTCGCCGTGTGTGGGCATTTGCATTCGATCAGCCCGTCCGCACTGACAACGCCGTCAGGCGACGCCGCGAAACCAACGATCGTTGGATGATCGATCGAGCCCACTTCCTGAATCATCAGGCCTTTGTCAATCTCGTACGCAGCGCGGGCAAGCGGCTCCAGCTCGATGCCCCGCTGCACCGCCAGATTGCGCGACAGGTCTGGGCCGCTTTGGTTGCCGGTCAGGCGCTCACAGAGCAGGTCCATCATGTAGTTGCGGCGGGTGGCCGACGGCTCCTTGCCGCGCCCTTTGGTCATCACGTCCTTGACCTTGCTGGCTGTGACTTTGCCGATTCTCGCGCGGATCCACTCTTCACTCCCCTGCTGCATTTGGCACCTCCTCAAACTCAGCCTCGACCGGCTCGGACAATTCCTTCTTGCGGTCGTCCTTGGCTTTGGTGAGTGCCGCGCGCTCGGTCGGAAGATCCTTCCATGCCGCCGTAAAGGCCGCTTGCAGCTCTTCCATCGACTGAGCGTTACGGATGGTTTCGATGGCAGGCCCAGCGTCAGCAGAAGGCGCTGGAGCGTCATTGGTGACTATCCGCTCAGCCTCGTCTTGGTCGTATATGCCGGCAAACCCGAATGCCAGTCTGGCGCACTGAATCATGGCCTTGTGGCGCAGCATGCGGCGCGGGTGGGACTGCCACGGCTGCGTGCCACGCTTGCATTCAGCCATGTACTCGGTCGCGCTGATCGCGTGGCCACGGTCCTTGCGGTAGATCTTGCAGGTGCACTCGGTGCCGTCTTTGTCCATGGCGAACTCCATGCCGTCGAAGGCTGGGTTCTCGTTGATGATCCGCGCCCAGCCGTCAACGCCGACAACAGGGACGATTCCGCCCTTGTCCGGGAAGGCGTAGATCTCTTTCGTCCATGGGTTCAGACCGTACTGGTCGGCGACGATCATCAGCGCCTGCATCTGCGCGTCGGTCACGTTGCCCTTGAACGCGGTCGCCTTGAGTGTCGCCAGCATCTCGCCCGGGTCAACGCCGAAGCGGTCAGCCATACGCAGAGCCAGGCTCTTTGGTTTCAGTGGAACAACACCTTGATTTTGTGCAGACATGACGGTTCTCCCCGCCATGCAGGCGGCGTTTGAGTTCGATTTAAGAGGTGAGCTGGCCGACGTAGGCGCTGGCCAGCATCCAGATGGTGAAGATGGCGAGGACTGGGAAGCTGCCGCGCCAGATGAGTAGGCGGCGGGCGCGCTGGTGGCTGGTCATGCGCTGAACATCCGCTGCTCCATGGCGCTCAGTAGCTCCACGGCCTTGTCGCAGTCGTATTCCCATAGAGCTCGGTGGATCTTTTGAATGTCTTCGCGAAACTCGCCAAAAACTTCTTGCTGGATCATGCGCGCCACTTTGTCGACTGGCAGCGGCGTACCTGACGCGGTGTCGTGCCGGATCGACGCCCCCACCGTCACTGTTACCCGATGTTCAATGAGGTGCGGTATGGGCTCAAAGCTCGAACTTTCGATCGATGTCAGCTCACTGTAGGGAATCGGCCCGATTGGCTTGGCGAATAACCGGCCGATTCGGTGGACTTCGATAAGGTCAGTTAATTTGCTCATTTCGCCACCGCCACGACAGGAATGCTGCGAGGCTCGCCGTTCTCCTTGAACAGGCTGTACTGAAGCATGCCGACGATCAGACCGAAGGCGAGAATCCAGAAGAGTGGTTTCATGGCTTGTCCTCGGTTGGCGGCGCAGGGATTGGCATCCAGTGGGTTATCCACCAGTCATCGCCGTGTGGGGAGCTGTAGCTGTCGAAGTAGGAGAGGGCGCGACTATTGCAAACGGGCACGTACTCACCCATTGCTACTTCACTGCCCTCTTCATCGTTCGGGGATCCGTCTTCGTTTTCATGGCGGCGGATGTACTTCACGGAAACTAGCAGATCGCATCGACTCTCAGGTCTGCGGTCGTCGTTGACACTGATCCATTCGCTCATGCTCATTTCCCCTTGTACTGGATCGGCACGAAGGTGTACTGCTCCTGTCCGTGGGATGGACAAGCCAGTATTCCATGTCGATACGGTTCATCAGTTCGTTGAAGGTGTAGATGCGGGTGGCGAGGCGCTTCATGGCTTCGATTCCTTTTCCTGCTTTGCCTTGATCGCACAGTCAGCGTGCTGAGTGCGCCACTGGCCTTGATGCCGCTCAAAATGACCAGCGCCCGCCGGGACGTTGCCATGGCATCGATAACAGATGCCTGCGTATTTGTTCCTCATGGCGCCACCTTGCAGGTCCAACGGCCCGCAAACTTGCATGGCTGGTCGATCCATTTCACGTCGGCCAAAAACACGAAGCCCCGATTTCTCAGGGCTTCCACGATTCCTTCAAATGATCCTGCGATGATCGTCATCACAACACCTCAAATTTGACCGGGCAGCAGTACCCGTCTTCGTATGCCTGGAAGCATTCCATGTGCCCGCATTGGGGCACGTTGAACCAGAGGATCAGGCCGTTACACCAGAATGTGGCGATCACAAATCACCATCCTCTGCCTGAGCAATCAGCGCATCGGCTACGAGCGGCTGTAGCAGCTTCTCAGCGATTTCGCCGAGCATGCCGAGCGGATGGTCGCTGTTGCCCAGAAGCTCGTCAGCAGACACCTTGTCGGCGATTCCGCGCTTGTTCTCGATAAGCATGTAGCCGAGCGACGGGGTTGGGATTTGGCAGTCAGCAAGCCGCGCATTCACATGCTCATCAACCGCCAGTGCGAAGTCTCGGAACCGAACGCCTTGCTGCGGGTTCATCCGGCGCTGGAACGTGACGTCGCCGCCACGAATCAACCGCTCAGCCGCGTCATACAGCCACTCGGCCCGCGCCAACTCTTCCGGCGTCTCACTGACTGGAGGCGGAAGCTTCGCGTCGTGCGCGGCCTGACAGATATCAAATCGTGCGTTCATCATTGCCTCCAGTGGTTGTCGGTTAGTCGGCTTCTGGCTCGATTCCGAAGTACTCGCGGGCGTATTCCTCGCCAATTTCGTCAAGCAGCTCATCTCGATCTTTGTGCTCAAGGATTTCCTTGGCGTCGAATTGATTCAGTAGCTCAGGCGGGTTGATGTCGGCGGTTACACGGAAGACATTGGCGTATCGCCCTGGTTTGTCGACTGTCAGTGTTTCGGTTTCGAACGTGATTTCTTTGCTCATCTCAATCTCCTAGGCGATATACCCGCCCGGCATAGTGGTAACGACCTTCCTCGGTGCGTCATGCATCCGACCTTTGGCGCAGTCGTGGACGTCGGGGCGGGGCTTGCGGGGTGAGGGGGTTGTGCGTTTCATGGCTGGCTCCGGGCGGCGAGCATTGCTTCGGCTTCTTCGTTGGCCTGTTTGAGCCGAGCAATGTATGCAGGAAGAAGTGTCGGAGGCATGGTGTCTTCCCATGGCTTAACGTTGCGCCGAACGGCATCTTGCAGCTGGGCCACATGACCAACCAGTTCGCGAACAAGCGATGGGTAGTCGCCGACCTCGTAAAATTCGCACAGCCCTTTGTCCGGCTGATGGGCTCGCCAGAATCGTTTTAAAACTGCGCCTTCAGTCGGGCAGCCATCTGATTCTTCGCAAATCTGATCGGGCTCGAATTCTTTATCGCTAATCACACTCACCTCCAACCGCAAAATAAAAAGCCCGACCTAAGCCGGGCTTTACTCACTCACGCAGACCTCCCTACGTGAGAGTGAATGTGCCTCCTGCTGGAGGGCTTGGCTGTCTGTTACATGGCGATATCCTCCAGTTGGTTCGTACAGTGGAACTGCGCTCATAGTTGGCGCTTTGCAGCTGTACCTGCATTGGAGTGTGGTCTGTCCGGGGCTTAACCGGCATTGGGCGGAAGGGGAAGCCCTAAAGACTTCCGGTCGGCACATCCGCTGCTCAAGACTTAGCGTCAGACCACACTCCGATGCAGTCTCTCTAAACGAGTTTCCCCAGAGAGATATCGGGCCATTTTCGTCTGGCTAGACGTGCACGGAGAGGGTTATTCAGTTGCTTTGGCGATGGCTGCGCGAGCCTTTTCAATCCAAGGTTTAAAGTGCGTGTCGATATAGGCCATATCGACATCAGAAAGGATTACCTCTCTTTTTAGGCATTCCAGCGCCTCAAGCAGGTCCGGCGCGGCGGCGATCAGCTTGGCATTGGCTTCAAGCTGCTTAGGCCCCATGTAGTCCTCGCCGGCCTTGTACGTCATCCATGCTCCGCTGGCGTCTCTCACGCCCATTCGAAGGAATCCATTTTCAGAAGCCTGCCAAGGCCCGGGGGTGTGTTTCGTTTCCATGGTCTTGCTCCATTGCGTGGCTTTCGAATGCCTCCCGGGGTTTGAGAGGCATTTGTAAAGCCAGATGGCGACCCGGAAACAGCCAGATGCCATCTGATATCCGGTCGCTCTCTACTGGAGGCGCGACTGGGTGTTTCGTCAGTGGTTTGATGCAGGGGGCCTCTTTGCGAGGAGTGTTGCTTCGTCCACATCCCAAAGCGCCCTGTTGGCCAAGGCGCTTCAGTGATGCTTACCAGACGCCGAACCATGACCCCGTGCCGTGTACTACCGCGACCGGAAAGAAGATCGCGCCGGCAATCAGGAAGCCCCAGCTCGCAGCCTTGAAACACACAATAAGGTGAGTGATCCACGATGCGAGCATCCAAACTACAAAACCCAGCAAAGCAATGATTTTCATGTGTTACTCCTGTTTGATTTCCCGTCTGGCCCTGTCGCCAAGGCCAGCCAGTGAAATCTGTTTTCCGTGACCCGCTACTGGCTGGTCACCGGCTTGAATCTCAGATTGTTTTTCCAGCCGCGACCCTGTCCGCCAGAAAACTGCTTTCGGTGCTTTACGCTG